ACACTACGAGAGATTTCTTGTTGTTTTAACTTTATTACAGATTTATCTTCTGTCTTTTTACTAAATACTTTTCTCATAATAATTAATTAGAAAATCAAACTCCCTTAACAGTAATTTCTCAAGCTGTTCTAGCTGTTATCCTTGCATTTACCCACATTAAACCGTTAGTATTCATTTCAAAGGCTCTATAGTCATCAGCAGTGGCTACTGCCACTCATGTATCTCAGTCTATAGCAGCACCATCTTCTAAATCTATAACCTCTATATAATCCCAGTGATTCGTTACACTTTGTGCTGCTGAAAAGTCAGGAGCTATTTCTTGTATACTTCCTTGGAACTTAACAGTAGCTGCTGCATCACCTCATCCGTCTGTAGCATAAGATAATCCTATGTTTTGATAATCCTTAACAAGCATATTTACTCATACTCCAGTAGCTCATTTAGCATCTAGTATTGTATAAGATGGAGAAACTTCTCTTATTCACATATTTTTATAGTTAATTAATAAACTCATTCCCACCTCCCAAGAATGAGAAGTGGTATCAATTTATTATATTGAGTATCAAACAGAATTACTGTCTAATTTTCTACAAACTAATTGAATAGTAATTACTCATGCACCAGTACCATCAGCAGCTGTATTTTGAACAGAGATATATTTATCTCATGTTCATACAGATGTTTTTATGCCAGTAACAGAAGCACCATTTAGGTCCATTATTGTATCAGCACCTAAATTAGCAACCGTTTCTGCAAAAAATACAATTCAGTCAGCTAATATTTGAAAATTTGTACCTCAAGCTAGTCCAGTAGCATCTGTTCTAGCTATAACATCTTCAATGATAACTCAATTTCAAACGAGTTGAGCTATATTTACAGCCGAAGCCGTTAGTATATCACTAGAAGTTATTTTTTTCTCGATTACAAACGTTCAAAAATCTATATTTGAAATCATTTTGTTATTTTTTTATATATTAAAATCTTCATTCCTTACTTAAGGATTATGCAGTACCGTCTCAAGAAGAGAATACTACACCTCTAGCACTTACCCAACAAGAGTCGTGCATTGCAACAGAATTGAAAGTCCAGTTAAGAGTTTCAATATCTTCTCCGTTGTTTCCTTTAGAAGGGTAATACATTTCAGGAGCTTTGTATATATCATGGAAGAATGAAGTGATTTTAGAATCAACTAGTAACCAGTAATTCTTTTTTGCTGAATCTTTAGAAGCAGCAGCAGTCATATCAATTCTTGGTAGAATTTTATGTGTATACCTACCTTCGTATACATTTACTACACCAGCATTAGGAGCAGAGATTTGTGCAGAAGATTGTATAACTCTTCTTACAGAGTTTACAAGAGTAGGGTAGTCTGTAGTTAATATAGTATCAGCAGCACAAGTAACCTGTTCACCTAAGTTGTTATAAGTATTTGTTCTAAGAACATCCTCAGCTAGTTCTAATGCTCCTTCAGAGAAAGATGGGTTATTTGCAACCCTTGCTCTATATGTAGTAGCAGAACCTGTTAGAGTATGTACCGTAGAGAAAGGAGCGAGTCCATCTCATGTTGAAATAGTTACCGTTTGCCCGTCTTGATCTGTATATGTAGTAGCAGTACCAAAAGATATAAATAGAGATAGGTTTAGGTCTTCTCTAGATGGAAGAGCATTACCAATAAAGTTAACAGAATCATATACACCTGTTTTGTCAAGTTCTCTCATTTCAAGAGTAATGTCTATTGCTTTTGAGTAAGTAGTAGAAGTAGTATCTTTGTAATACCCTTGCTGTACTACAGTTTTTGTACTGAGTCAACCCTCTACCTTGTAAGTAGCATATTGTTCTCCTACTGGTTTTTCTTTATGTCTTCTAGTCTTTCAAGTTCCTGATGGAACAGTGTTTACAACAACGACACCAGATTCTTTCATTGCGTTGTTTATAGGAGCTAACTTTCCAGCATCGAACTCTCTTTCGATAAGGTCTGTTGCATCCTCAAAACTAATTGTATTTAATACGGTCATTTGTGTTAAATTAAATTATAAATTATTTACTATATATGTTTAAAAATAAATCATCCTGCACTTTTTGCAAATCAATTACAAACTCTACCTATTCCTCATGCATTAATCTTTAAATTATCTGAAGCTTCTTTTAAGCTATAGAACATATCTATATACTTTCAGTTTTTAGTAAATCTTGCTATATTTTTGCTGTTTTGATTATATTTTCCACGAATTCAATAAAAATGATGTTGTTCTCATTTTCTAGATATACATAAGTTATTATCCCATGCATGTCTTATATTTTCTTTAGGAGTAACATATTCTAAGTTATCAAGGTTATTATTTAATTTGTTTCAATCCTTATGGTTAACTTGTAATCAATTTGCATTTCATACGAAGGCATCCATTAGTAGTTTATGTATATAATGTATTTTTTGTTTTCCATCAATACTTAGACAAACTCTATTATACCCATAACTATTTTTAGAATTTTTTAAGACTCTTCAAGTTTTAATATTTTTTACTTCTCATCATATATTTATTGCATATATTCATTCGTATCAAGATATTCAACGCATAATAATTTATTTAATTATCTATAGATATTAACTTGTAGCAGCAAGTGCTAGTCAAGCCCCCAAGTTACCAGCGAAAATGAATTGTCCTCTTGTAGCAGATATGTATTTTTCAACATAAATTACTTTTTTAGATTGAGCACCATCATTTACAGTAACAGAATCAGTTAGATCAACATATGTTCATTCATCAGTTTGAGCTAAGGCAGTTGCATTTCATTCCCATACTACTCAGTTATCTCTTGGGAATTCTACTTTTACAAGTTTAGTAGAAGCGTAATCACTATCAGTTGCAGCGATTGCTTGTCTAATAACACCAAAGTTATTACCAGCAGTTGAATCAGCAACAGTAAATTGTCCAGCATTACCTGGATCAGGGTATACTATAGCACCTTCAGCAGCAGCTACAGAAGCAGCGAATAAAACCTCTTTAATCTCAGTTTTACCCTTTACTCTTGTAAAGTTTTGTGTGTTATTGACCGTGTCCGTTGGGTTTGACATAATAATTATGTTAAATATTAAATTATTTTTGAAAATCTCCATATAAATCATCAAGCAGTTTTTCTTTCTCCCTTACAACATTTTCATATATTTCAATTATGAACTCAAGTTTTTTGACTTGCTATTACACAACTATCATATAATCAAATTAATGTATTAGTTAGTGAGAATTGTTTTACTGATTTACTAGAAGGGTTTTCTTTTCAGTACTTTCAATAAGCACTTCATTTATGTCCCAATACATCAAATCTGTGTTTTTGATTTTCAGCATTAGTACAATATTCTAAGTTTTCAAGTCTATTGTCATCTTTAATTCAATTTTTGTGATTAACTTGCTTGTCTGACTTTCAAATAAACGTTAATAACATAAGTCTATGAACCTTACATAAATGTCTTTTTTTAAGATTTAGACCGATATGTAAATATCAATAGTTGTCTTTACTTTGTTTAAGTATCCTTATCTTTCAATATTTTAGACTAATGATAACACTAGATTTGTTGATTTTATATATTCATTCAAATCAAGGTATATCTTTAAATTCATTAATATTATCCATATAAGAATATTAATTAGTAAAATCTTTGTCTTGAATTTCTAACGCTAATTTATTAATTTGTCTGAAATCAATATCATTATAGTTAGTTCTATCAAATAAATTACATATTACATTCTTTTCATGTCTTGTGATATCATCTCAAATACCTGATAATACATTTTGTATTTCGTACTTGTTAGCAGATGAATCAACAAACAATTTAATTATGTCTGATTTGATCTTTTGAATCTTTTCTACATATAATTTATCAATAGCTTTTGCTTCATCACTTTGAAGATATTTAATATAATCTTCTGAGTATTCAGCAGTAGTGTCATCGGTAAAAGTTACAACTTCTCCATTGATTTCTTTGATTTCTTTTTCTCAAATATACATATTATGCGTTTAAATAAGTAGATAAAATAGTGAGTTCTTTTCCGTCTATTTCAAGTGTTACGTTGAATGTTTGATCTTTTGGGTTCATTATATAGTATTCTAATTTCGTTTCAGGATTTAGCTGTTTAGATACATATACATCAGAGTTGTCAAGATTTTTAATAGATTTAGCAATTAGCTTATCACTTCTCTTTAAGAAAGTAGCAAATAGATGTAATTTAAGTACTTCTTTTACTTCTTCTCATTCTTTAAGGTAAGTTATCTCAATAGTTTGATCATCTTCTTTTGAATCCTTCCCAATAAAGTTAGTCACTGTTTCCCATTTAATAATAGGATAGTCCGCTTCTCTTGTTGGAAATAATTTAATTGAAAATGCAAAGTTATTGAAAGCTTCTTGGTCTCTGTCAAAATCTTTTATCTTATTTGAATCTCAAGTTTGTCTTACAAGACTTTCAAGTTCATTTAGTCTACTTAAAAGAGCATTTACATCTACCTTATCAGTAGGCGTATTAGGTGTAGGCTTTACAACGGCTTCATTGTTCTGAGGAGTTACTCAAAGTAATTCTTTCATTTGGTCAGCAGTAGCATTCTTTGCATATGTAATGCCTTTTTCATCTGCTTGTATTTTCAATGCTTTCACATCTGTATTAGTAATTTTCATAAATAGTATGTTATTTGGTAAATAATTCTGGATACCTAGCTCTTTGTTGTGCCTTAGGCATTCACAAAGATGTTAGTTTAGCTGTAGTCATAGTAGTTTTAGAGGTTTCTTTAGAGCCTCATAGGTTATTTGATGCTAATTTACTTAGTGCATCATCATCCCTATCTTGTTTTAATTCTTTACGGTTATTGTAAAGAATTATTTTATCTATCTCTTTCTTAGCAAGTTCAGGGGTCAGTTTTCTTTTTCAAACTGATTCCTTAAATTCTTCAAGGTACTTGTTTTTTGTACCCTCATCAAATTTACTAAGAGATTTATCCAAAACTTTTTTAGCGTCTGCTTCTTGATTTTCTTCAAGAATTTTAGCCCTAATATTCTTAACTAATGTATCCTCATCTATTTTTTCAGATTTTTCGCTTTTGTCATCACCTTTCAATATCTTTACCAATTCTTCATAAGAATTAGTATCAGAATATCAATCTTCGTAAAGTTGGTCAACAACATCTTTCGCTAAATCTGCATCTAATTCTAATAAGTGTGAGTTGTCCGTTAAAACTTTCCTATACGCAGTATGTACTTTTGTAATACGTGTATTTTCGCGACTAGAATCAGAATATCTTTTTTCAAAGTTATCTTTTCCTTTGTCATTCTGAGAGTTATCCGTTACGGAGGTCTCGCCATCTACATTATCATTAGAGTTTTCTTGGGATTTATCTTGAGTTTTCTCAACTATTTTATCTTCCATAGAGGTCTAAATATTATGTAATAAAAAAAGCAGTCTATAATCAACTGCTTAAATAGTAATAACGTTCACCCACTACAGGAACTTTATTACTATTTAAGTAATTGATTAGTGGGTTTGTATTGCAAAGAACTATATATAATATAATTATATTATAACGAATAGCAAATTTACTCTTCAATTTGCTCACGATCTTCTTCCTCTTCTTCCTCTTCTTCCTCTTTCTCCTCCTTCTCAGTCTCTTTTTTTATAAAATCTGTATATGTCTTATCAATAGTTGTTACTTCATCAGCTATCATTCATAACTGGTTAACTACTTCAAGTCAAGCGAGTGTGTTTTCTTTCCATTCTCAAGCTCAAATATCAAATTGGATACTTACAGCCTTCAGCCTTATAAATTTAGCTATTAACTCTTTATTTTCAATAAGCTTTACAAGGTCGCGCATATCTAACGAATGATCTTCACTTAATTTATATGAATCTAGTATAGACTTCTCTATTATTTTATATGTCATATGTAGTAGGTTATATATTAAATTTTAGGAGTATTAACACTTGCTACTTCAGGAACTTGTCAGTCAGGGCTTACCTCAGCTCATTTCTCTTCTTCTGATACTAAATTCTGAGATTGGTCAGGTGCTATATCAGGAGCTCTCGTTCCTTTCATCATTGTTTGCAATTCCTTGTATAGTTCTTTCTTTTCTTCTTGTACTTCCATATCATCTGATTGTTCTATATCTATATTATTCAGCTTAGCTAAATCCATTATGGCTTTCTTCTTAGGAATTATTTGTGCTAGTTCAGGATCAGAATTATACGCATTTGTTAATCATGCTATTCCATTATAAAATTCCATTCTTTGTGCTTTTTCTACTTCTGTTATAGTAGGAGCATTAAGATCAGTTGATACCTCTATTTTAACGTCTCATCTTATAGATTCTGGAGTTACCTCGAATATTTGTTTTTCATTTGTTTTCATAAACCTTTTCCCTTTCATTTTTGGTACTTCTATCGTAGGGTATTCTTTTTCTATTTTTCATACTTTCTCTCATTTAGCATCCTTTCATTCTATTTCCTTATTATTATCATCTATATTTACTAATTTTCTTACAAGCTTAAGAGGATAAAACATTTGTAAATTATCTTTATGCTGATTCGCTAACTCTTCAAAGGCTTCATCTCTATTCTTTAAAACTACATTTACTCTTTGTAAAGAGCTTTCTTTTTGTACTGCTGTTTGATATGCTGTTTGTTGAGGTTCTCATATTATATTCATTATATCAATACCACAAAAGATAGCCACTTCCTTAAATAACTCTTGAAGTCTTGTGAATATAGCTTGGTTCGGTGGAGTACCACTTAATTGTTGGAAATTTCATTGTAAATTTCCTTTAAATTTCATAAATTGATTATTGTACGCGAACTGGTTTCAATCAAAACTTAAACCTCATCAAAGAGCAATAACCTCTTGATTCGATCTCTTTATTGCTTCCATTAACATTTCTCTGAGCTTGTTTATATCTGATTTGAAGGTAACAAGTATCTCACATAATCATTTCCCATATATAGAGAAAGGATTTTTACCGTATTGTCTTACTACGAAAGGTAAACAATGAGAAGCATTTAATATAGGATGTGATTTTAGCAGAACACTATCATTCGCCACTTCCCGGTACATATCAAGTTTAGTATTCCAGTATTTAGTCATTTTTACATATTTACTCTCTCATTCTCATCTTTCTTCTTGTACAATAAAAGGTCTATTAGAATTGTATCTTGATTGGGTAGGAATAATAGCATTAAGTTTTTCTTTATCATAACTATTATCAAGAGAGTAATCTAAAAACTCCTCATAAGTTAAATAAGTTTCATAAATACAGTCTACTGCATCTTTCATTTTCTTTGCTCTCTCATCTACATAAAAATCTCTTATATCAATATTCTTTAATAAGATATCTCATTTAGTTTGTAGCTTTCTTTTGAATTTAATTTTACCGTCATCATCTTCTCCGTCAAAATCAGAAATAACTCTATATGATCTCTCATATCATGTGAATATTATAGAGGTTCAGAATATAGCCGTTAAATACTCATTATTAAGTATCTCAGAGTCTCTATTATTTACTCCCCAGTCATGTTTCCATACTTTTTCTAATATCCTTTCTTGATAATCAAATCATACAGCCCCAGTAAAATTGAAATTAGTTGGTCTCTTTATAGCTTCTGATACAAATAACTCTATGATAGACCTTTCTAGTGGTACATTAGATGAAGCTCTACCATCTGTATAGGGTACAAATATAGCCTCAAATTGCTTAATAAATTGTTTCCAATATTTGTCTACAACTGTTCTTTTTTGTAGCATCTTATTCTTCCTGTCCTTGATGAATCAAATGATTTTTTCATCTTCTTCTGAGCTTTTATAATTCTTTACTACAGGTTCTTGAATCTCTTTGAGAGTTTCTGAAGTTAGTTTTGTATCTTTACTATTATTCTCTACAAGCATATTTTTAGGGTAAAAGATATATTTGTAGTGGGTTTCTTTAGTTTATAATATACTAATATGTCAGATATTAGCAAGTTTTTATATATTAATATAAGACATACGTAATTCTCATGTAATAGGGTCTTTTATCTCTTCTAGTATTTTCTCAGGTTCTCATTTCTTTTGAGTCTCTACGAAGTTATCAAGCATATATATAGTGAAGTACTCTAATGCAGTCCTATAATGAGAAGTCCAATCATGTATAGGCTCATTGGTTGGTCTTCTTATTACTGCCCCCTCCTTTACTTCAGGATATTTAGCATTTTGTATAGAACTAATAAAATCAGCACATCTCTCATTAACTCTTAATCTATGTATATTAGAGTTTGTTTTTAATATTTGAGTTGTTTTAGGATTATCTCTTGTATTAGGAGTATTTAGATATATTCATACCTTTTGATACTCATTAAATATTACTATACCGTCTGGAGTATGTAAATTCTTTATATTACTATGGGTATCATATGGATCAGATATAAACGTAGCCTCTCTCCAGTTATAATTCCTATATCTTGACAGGAAAGCTAACTCATTATCATTTAAAGCTATCTTAGGAGCTCATGCCATGAAGTTTGCCATATCAGGTACTTGACAGTTCATCTCTATACTATCTATAATATCCCAGTAATGACTATCATGATTAGCTTGTGCTATTATTACTGCGTGAGGATCAACTCATCAATGTGAGTTATCTATTATAATAAAGAGAGGTTTAGTAGGGTTATAATCCACCAATTCAGTATCTCACTTGAAACTAGCATATACTCTTCAAGATATAGACATATTATAATCTATTTCTAACTCTTGGGCTATTTGCTCCTTAGTCATTCATTGTATCTTCCATTCATACCATTCTTTAGTATATATAGGATTCTCAGACCAATGACAACGATGATATCTTATTAATCATTTTACAGCGAGTTTTCTCATTCTGAAGTACTCATTACCCTCACCATTAGGAGTAGAGTTAAAGAACCTACAAGGGGTAGCACTTGATATACTCATATTGATTGCTTGTGCATATTGCATAAAAGCCATCTCATCAAATACAACAAACCCAAAAGTTCCTCAACGTCAAGCATTGGGATTAGCACTCTCTCATACTATACTTCATGTTCAATCATTACGAGATATACTCATAAACTTATTATTATCCGTACCACTAGCCTTTTCTAGTCATTCAGGCAATATCCATTCAGGTAAGGCTCTAATCATAAACCTTATCTTCTCGAAATGACTCTTTATATCTCAGTTCTTATCTACTTCATCGGATTTCTTACTTATATATAAACTCTTTATATTATGAAACATATAAGCATATAACTGTAATCATGCAAGTATCCATGAAAATCACATTTGTCTTGACTTCTCTGAAAATACATCTGTTGGAGTCGTTCTCTCCTCAACTGGTAATTGTCACATCTTTATTGCATCCCAAGCGTCCTCTAAGAACTCCTCTTGAAATTCAAATAATATAAAAGGTATTACATTCCCGAATCTCTCAGGGATCATACTAGGATTTCTATCCGTACAAAGAAAGTACTTGAAGAAGTAAATCGGGTCTCTCTTACATATAGATATGATACTCTTTTTTACATTATCAGACTTATCACATTCTATTAGTATTTTCCCTCTTTCTTTTATATTTAGTTCTAAGTTTTTTAATATCATATTGTTAGTATATTTAATTTAGGCATTTAATCAATACTATAGCTTTTTTATATTCAATTAGTTATATCAATAGTGGGATCATCTTTTATAATGTCCCAACCTTCAGTCATTATAAAAGGTTTTGGTGGGAATAAATTCATTCTATCAATTATTAATTTATTTAACTCACTCCTTTTGTTGTCCAACCTATATATTGATGCTGTTATATCTTTAATTTCGTATCATATTTTATTAATATATTCATCATCTACTCATACTATTTCTTCTGAAAATGTTGTCATAATTTAATTAGTTATATATTAAAATCATACTTGTAATTATTATTTGCAGAGCAAGAGCAAGTGAGAGAGTGAGTAAACTGTAGTAAATAATATCCCCCCCTATATACTATTAACTACATAAACTACTTAGTCACTACCACTCAGAGATATACTCTTAGAGTTCATTTACTTTAAGTAAAATGTCTCTTATCAAACTCATAAACATTTGCGTCTGCTGTCGCTTCGCTTCGTATCGTTCGGTTATGCTACTGGGATATTTTAAACCTCTTGGGAAGTACATTATCCGAGCTATAATCTAAGTAAACATAACTATACTTAGAACTCTAGACTGTTAATTCAATAAACTTTATAGAAAAAAACCTTACTATTCGTAGTAGTAAGGGTAAACTCAGTAGTTCGAGTTGCCTCGTACTACGAATACGAGTTTAATTTGTACTTAAATACTATAGATAAAATGAGGAATTGCAAATCTTTTTTATACTTTTTTCATTACCTCTATAAAGCTATTGTATATATAAAAGGTATAATATTACCTATGAATACCAGTAAAAGTATAGTCGATTATTTGCATTAATTGAAATGAAGTGATACTATTAGTGTACAGTTTATTTATTAACCCACTACAAATGAATAAATATGAGAAGTATTATATTATGTTATTTATAGCTGTTCTGTTAGTAGCGTTGTACTTCGTTGTATGACCAGATTATTTAAGTTTTATGTAAGAGTGAGAAAGAGGAGAATTTTAATATTTAATTATAAGATTATGGAAATAGTTATTTGAGTTGTTATATTTATTATAATAGTTGTTATATTTGAAAATATAATGAGAATAGAAAAAAGAGTAGGAAGATTAGAAGATAAATTTTATAATCAAGAAAACCCAGAGTGGCATAAAGGTATTAAATGAAAAAAATAGAAAGACTAGAGAAGAAAAAAAGACTTTAATTAGTCTTTTTTTATTTATATAAATCTTTTAATTTAGTTGCACTAAATTTTCAAGGTCTTAAATATGCTATTTCAAATCAGTCTTCTTCTATTACTGCATCATAATATTTTTTAAATTTATTAAAAATAACCTCTCTCTTTTCCAAGTATCCTATATTTTCTGATATTTCTCTTCAACTTTTTGCATTGTCTCCAAAAAAAACTTTATCTAAGTCTTTTTTATTTACTCATATATTTTTACTTATTTCATCTATTGTATATATACTATCTGAATACATAGGATTATTAATTTTTAGTTCAGTTGTATATAAATCTCCATACCCTTTAGCTTTATCTATATCCGTTGAAAAATATATTCCATCTCAATATCTACCACCTCACTTTCCTAATTTTTTTATTTCAGGATTTACTTTACTTCAAGTAACTACTGTAATTGGTTTACTTATGTCTATATTCTTTTTATATGGTATGTTATAATTTTTAACAAACTCATCAACACTCTTATATTTTTTAGCTTCGCTAATTAAATCACTTTCACTCATAGTATCCTTTTTAACATCTAATGACTTAACTGTATCATTAGTTTTTGTTTTTTGCAAACTTGGTTCTACTTTCTTTATTCAAGTATCTATATTACTAGGTTTTTTAATAGTAGTATTAGGTTTACTTGTTTCAATTGATTTTCATAACTTAACAGGCTCTTTGATAATACTTTTAGGCCTTGTAATGCTTGGTGTTTTTAGAGTAGATTTATACTTTTCCATAAATATTTTATCCTTCATCTCATCAAATATATCTTGTACAGTTCTAGTTTGCTCCCACGGATTTTGACTAAGATATTCTTGTGCTGCATTACTAAAATCTTTTGCATTTTTACTTTCTAAAAATTCTATCTCTGAATATTTATCCCCACTTTTACTTTTAATAACTCTTTTTTCGTCTCAATATAGATTTTTAAATTTACTTAATAAATCATCTCAATATTTCTTTTTAAGAGTAGAAGATATACTTTCTATTTTATTTATATTTTCTATTCAAATAATTTTAGAGTCTATCTCTGTTAATAATTCTTTTTCCTTTCATAATCACAAATCTCTAATATCGTTTTTAAGATTTTTCAAATCATCAATATTATCTGTTTCCTTTATGATTGTTTTAGATAATTTGTAATTCTCTGATTGTGTATTATTTATATTTCTTCAAAACTTTGTAGTCAATAAATCTTTTTTACTTTCTTGGATAATTCATTTTTCTATAGTTTGAGGTGTAGTTATATGCCTTTTAGTTTTTCATACTGGCAATGCTAGAGGTTTTTTAATCACTTGCTTTGGTATAGATTTTTTAATACCACCAAGCTTTTTATACCCCTCTTTTACTAAGAAATCAGGGTCTTTCATTTTTCAATATAACTTTCATAGAGCAACTTTTCATAATCATTTTCACATGGTAGCTATTCATTCTGGTCCTTTTGTAAAAGTACTAATACCTCATTTAATTATATCTCATGCTCCAGAGATTCTAGAAAAGCTTTCTTCCAATGATGAGCCCTTTGCTCTCATATTCTTTATATTTGCCTTTACTATATCAGGGTAAGTCTCTGCTAAGGCTCTATATTCTCACATAAGCTCTTTAAATTGAGTTCCTTTTACATTTCATATAATGTTATTTTCAGTTGTTCTAATCTCATTTCAAAGCTTTTTAAGAACTGTATTATACATATCTCCAAAAGGGTTTTGTTGTTTAAATGATGTTTCAGCATTTAGCCTTGACCTCATACCTCATAATGTCGGTACATCAATATTTCATTGCTTTTTATAATAATCTGATAATCATTTTAAAGCTTTGATGTCAGCATCATCACTAGGAATATACTCTCATCTTTTTACTTTACCAGCTATCTCATCATCTATTATTTTAGAAAACTGCTTTCAATTTACTTTCTCAACAGCCTTTCATCTAGCTTTTTCAACCTGATCCCATACTTTCTTCATCGAATCCTTATATGCCAATGCTCTTGTTTCGGTATCTACTGGCTTATGTCAGTATTTTAATACAGTTTCATCAGCTTTCTGTACATTCTTTCATATATTAACTATATTCTTATCCTTTCATAATGTTTGGTAT